TACCCCATCCTTTGCCCTTGAAGATTGCTGGAGCAGCTGCAATAACCTTGATCATAGGACGATTGCAATAAGGACAAGGAATCACTGGTCTACTGTTGAATCCATGAGTGACTTCTTGACTGAGATTGCATTTGTCGCATCGGTAATCGTAGGCTGGCAAGTAAGACACTTCCTTATCATGTATGACCCACATCCAGAGCAACGGTCTATGTCTGCTTCTGTAGGTTCTTTGTCTAGGTGACCGTATTTTAATATGAGTAGTGGCAATAGATCCTCTAGTCTAATGATGGCGGCATACTCACGCGCATCTTCGCCCTGACCATTGAGTCTAATCACTCCGAATCCTAATTCCCCCGAAACGGATGTCCTTGCTTTCAATTGTTTTAAGTACGCAAGTGGCTGAAACCCTGCCCTTGCCTTGACCTCACAGTCAAACGGTACATTCACAATATCCTTGCCACTACCCCTTCCCACACATGCGCCCTGCCACTGAGTCGATAGGTACTCAGCTACTACGCGCTCTGTGCGAAAACCTCTGTGCTTCCTGTGCTGACTAGGCACCATAAACACCTAACACATAACCACACAGCATTGACATGAGTATGGCTATTACAAAGACAACAGTAATGACATCTTCCTTATCCATTGACTGCACTGCACTTTGCACATTGCCAGATAACAATTCCATTAACAGGATCGGATGAGATCTCTGCTAGTTCTTTAATCTGTACTGGCTCATTGCATAACTGACAAGGCACAAAGGCGCTCATAAGGTCGAGCCATTCACCATTGATCTTAATTCCAATGCTTCCCATTACACTCTCGCTTTCTGTGGTTGAAACTTGCCGTCTGATCCAAGGTTGTACCACTTTGTCGGGCATCGATGAGCTGATGAGATTGCTGTGTTACAGAAGTAACCACCCCAAGCTTTGCCATTCTTCTCACCTTCACGCCATTGCATGTGTCCATGCTCGCAGCTTGGTGCTTCTACTGCTTCACCTGTTCCCATGATTGCTGCAACATTCTGCATTGCTTTGTCCAGGGTAACTGGTGCATCTACCACCTTCATGTACTCATTAACTGGTGTAGTCCAGTAATCCTGCTCTGGTACAACATCCTGTACTGCTGGCTTAACAACGCGAGGTGTTACTACTTTAGCCATGTCCTGCTTTGTGGGCTTTTTGACAGTCTCAAGCACTAGACTCAGTGCCCTTCCTATCGCTGAGCTGCATGTATCTTCGCAATAGAATTTACGCATGCTCGCGTTATATGTAGAAGCCACACCGAGAGCGTAATCAACCCCTGCAGGCAGAGTATCGCTAGAGTTGCGATAGACCTGCGCACAAATAAGGATATATTCTTTTTCTGCATTAAACTCAATAACATCGGTAACAATCCTTCCCTCTGGGTAAGTTTTTTGGAAGCGCAGCACTCTAGCTGCTACATCTTCATAGTCATCAAGATTAAACATAGAGATCGTTCTCCTCTGTTGCTAATTGACCGCCAAGTGCGGCATAGGAAGCCATGTCAATCCATGTGTCTATCTGCTGTGCTGACTGGTTGCTTCTGGCTAGTTTAACTAACACCATAATCCCTGCCACTTGATAGTCATGTATTGGAGTCTGTAAATATGCGCTAAGTAGCATGGCTGTGTGTTGCAGATTGTCGGCTGGATGCCCATAGGACTGTCCACGATCCCGAATTGTGTCTGTAGCTGTAAGTAGAATCTCGCTGGCTTTCATTCTTGCCAAAAGCCTTGTCGGCTTAGATCGCGACCGCGCACATAACCCTCGCGCCTGCCGTCCTTAAAGCCTTGCCAGTACCAAACAAAGTTAGAAGCTAGGAATAAGCCTATAAGTCCTATAATTGTTATTGAGTTAATCATTACCGTACCTATCTGTAGCAGTGCCCTTGACTGCTTACGATATTAGTGTGACATATCGACACGACAAAACGCGGTAGATTTGTGTAACAGTTTGATAACGAAACTAGGCGTATAACTTCCCATAAAGTGTAAAGCTGCCGTCCTTGTTGATAGGCACAAGCATTGGACTTACTCGGTCTCCATGCGTTTCTATGACTGCCACGCTCATCTGCCAATTAGCACTGCCAGCCTTTAGATAAGAGGCTTTCTTCTTGTCCATGACATTCCCAGCCTCTAAGCCCCACAAAGTCCTGTATGAGGCTCCTATGCCCTCTGTAAAGGCACTTATGCCTGCTCTGTGAGTGTGTCCACAGACTACAGACTTGCCGAACTTACGCGCTAAACCAAGGGCAGTAAGACCAGCATTAGAGTTCATCGATCCTTCATCGCCGTGAACTAAGACCCAGCCTCTGTGGAACTCAAAGGGCTTCTTGTGGAAACGAATCCCCAAGTCATTGAAGCCCATAAAGTTGGAGTAGTTGAGTTCTGGAAGTCCGATGAGGCTAGGAGCTCCCCTAACGAGAGTGTGGTAAAGACGATCCGTGTGGTTTGATCGTGTGATATCGGTAGTGCCAAGATCCCAGAGGATGTTCTGAGCCAGACTTCTGTCCGCATCTAATTGCCCCTCATATTCTAGGTGCGTACCTTTAGCCCACTTAGACTGCGATTGCATGTCCAGCTCGTCACCTGTGTTTAGAACTAGGTCGAACTTCTCGCGCTTTACTAACTTGATAAGATTCTTTACTGCTACCTCATGATGAAAAGGAATCTGAAGATCGCTGATAACTAAATAGCGTTTCTTCTGGCTGCTATTCATCATCCTCATCTTCGTAATCACCGAACCGTTCTGGCTCGATTGGATCTGGCAAGATCCATGCAGGGTAGGCTGATCGCTCTATGATGATTCCAAGGATAGTTTCCTCATCAAAGCCTGCTCGCTTTAAGGATTGAGCGAACTCATACATCCCAATACAGTAAGCATCGAGTGCTGAGTAATCTTGCTCTACTAAGTCTTTAGTTGCTTTTCTTGCCATGGGAAAATGTTACCTGTCAAGTAGTATGTTGTAGATCTCATCTACTCGCGTGTTGAGTCTTTTAATCTCAGACAACAGATGAGTAATTACATAGCCAGACAAGCCACCGAGTGCTGCAATGGTGGCAAGGTAAAGAGTAAAGAAGTCGCTTTGTGTCACTTCTTAATGCCCATGGCAGGATCGTTAGCATTTAGATAGCGCAATACTGGAGGCAAGATAGAGGCCACGCCTGCTGCAATGAGTGCCTTCGGATCTGAAACCCCTGCAGCCGCCATGCTTATTACTGCTACCAAAAAGGCTCTAGCCCAAGAACCTGCTGCTGTCTTTAATTCATTCATTACTGGCTCCTAACATAGGTACTTGAAAAAAAGCCCCAGCATCGTCAGCTTCTTTCGCAAACGAGATGTGGCAGTGGTGATTATGTTTGTTTGAGCCCTCATAGGTACGCCATGCCCAGCCTTTCTTGGCTGAGGCGATACGACCATCAAAGATAATGTAGGTAATTCTGCGTTCTTTTTTTGACTTGCATAAGAGACGAATCTGATCTGCAATATCTGGCATGAGGTCTGGCTTGCTCCGACCACTGACATCACGATCAACATCGATGGCACGAACCCAGCCATTAGCATCGGGATTATGATCGCTAGGGCGAGCTGCGTGTCGGGTATCACCGATCCAGCCATCCGATGTGCGGTCACGACTTGGGAATGAATCATCGAACTGTTCCCTAAGTTGTTGAGCAGCCTTACTTAGTCTTGGCTTCATTCGCCTTTAACTCATCATAAGTAGATTTCAGCATTGCGGTAAACTCCCCATTGCCGCGGTCAATGATGGCGTGTTCTGTTGTTGTTCCGTCTGTGTTTTCAATTTCAATAAATGTAACTTTATCCATTTTATAACTCCGCACTTAGTCCGATGAAGCCTGATGTTCCATTGCTAATCAAAGAATATGGACGATATTGAGTGAGGCTAGTTGAAGGAACGCTCAGAGAGGTTCTTAATGTTCCTACTCTGTCCAAAGTAATTGAACCCGAAATTGTTGAATCAACACCCGGTGCAGCACTCAAAACGTTATTTGTGACTGTGGATGGTTGGTCTAGCGATGTTGGTGCAACGCGCATCTGTACAGGATGAACCACTTGAATAATTGCCGCCGTCGTGCTTGATGCTGAACCTTGACCGAAGAATTCAAAACTGTTTGATGTAGTTCGGTAGTAATATCGTTGCGCCGCGGCAAGTTCTCCTTGGATTGTTCCCGTTGCAGTTTGGAACGCGGTAGCGACTGAACCTGCTTCAACCTGAAAGCCCCAGACATCCATAACAGGCGCTCCTGTTGCATTGCCTGCTGTGTAAAATAAGCCAACACTAAGAGAACTACTTGTACCGATTGTCTTGCCTGAAATGCTACCCAAGGTAACTGTCAAGGAATAGCGAACCCAAGATGTCGTTAAGGCTTGTGAAGTTAAAGTTGATACAGGAGCAGAACCACCCGATCCGAAATTCTGTGCAATATAGATCGTTGAGGTACGGGCTGAGTCTGCTTTAGCCCAGAAGGAAACTGTAATTTGCTGCCCTGCTAAGGTTTGTACATTTTCAATTGGCTGATACATACCAATTTCACCGCTTGAACTAAAAGAACTAGCAGCAGAAATGCGTGAAAAATATTGACCTTCATAACCTGCAACAGGTGCAGCACCGGGTGTGAAAGTTTGTCGTGACCAAGTTACTGTTGTTCCACCTGAACCATAATAACTTTTCCAACGATCAGGTGCATAATAAGTAGCATCGGCTGAGATTGTCGCTGAAGTTGATCTTTGGAAAATTGAAAAGTCACCATTGATGATCTTGTTCTTGGCTGCTGCAAAGTTGGACTGATAAGAAAGTCCTGTAGCAGCAGTGCTATCAGATGTCAAAAGTGTGCCGTTAGCACCCACAGATAAGTTGGCTGGAGTGGAAGCAGCAGTCGCAGCAGCAATAGAACCCTTAGCAGTAAAGGTCGACTTAGGAGTCATTGTTGCCATTGTCGTGTCGATGGCATCGCCAAGGGTACGAATGGCTAGTGCGCCATTTTTTACAAGGTCAGTGTTGTCTGGTTCTGCCCAGCCATAAATCGGACTTGTTGCCATTTAGTTTAGTGCTCCTGTCGCGTTATTCCAGATAAGTGTAGCATTTACGGATGCCCAGTCTATTGAGGCTGGCAATACTGTATCCCACTGAGTCGTTGATAATGAGAACTCTGTAGCTGAGATGTAAAGGGTTAGATCAACAAAGGTTGGTGTGGCTCGCAAAGCGACATTCTCGACAAAGCCCTCAAAGGTTCCTCCTAGAAGGTTGCTTGGCAGGTTGTTGATAAGCACTGGCATACCAAAAAACACTGCAATTAGGCTGTTAAGCATGGCAGTTGGCATGTCTGGATTGTCTAGTCTAAAGGTAATGGCTCCCAGTGAACCCTTGGGCACTTGGCGCAGTCTTAACTCTCTAGTGGCGATATCTGTAATATCAACCAAGTTCTTAATGTTTGATTCAGCCGACTTCTCAAAGAGTCCATAAGAGGCTATTGAGTCTGCATTGGATGTGCTGTAGGTAGAACCGTAGCCTGTGGAGTATTTGTAGATAAGGCTGTTACGCAATCTGCCAATCTGTGTAGTGGACTGGATAGAACTAGGCGATGCGAAAGAGCCGTCCAAGAATGTATAGCCGTTAGCAGCCAAGTAGTTAGATCTGTGGTCTGCATCGTCATAATTGACAAAGCCAGTCTTAGTCTCATAGACCTGACCTAATGCGCTGTTAGCAATCTGATCTGCTAGGGTTTGCGACTTAGCCGTAGCACTA